AGCGGAAGGTTTTGCAATTGATGAAACAGGAACTCCAAGTAAGGATTCTTACCAACAATTGTATGCTGCTCACGCTGCTAAAACTGTATTTACTATTAAAATGGGTAAAGCAACACCTGCTTCAGGCGATGTGTATTATGGTGGTCTTTCTACAAGTACTGTATTTATTAGCGATTTTGAAGTAAATGCAGCTGATAAAGATGATGTGAAATTTACTGCAACATTTGTAGTATGTGTTCCACCAATTGCACAAACTGAACAAGCGTAAATAAATAACCTATGTTTGAATTAAAACTAAACAACAACACAATTCAATTAAAATGGGGTACTTGGTCAATGAGGGAATTTTGCAAAGCAAAAGACATATCAATTGATAAATACTTTGAAGTTTTAGGTAGCAATAAATATGACTTGGATAACATTGTTAAACTAATACATATCGGTTACAAATCGGCTTGTATTTCTAACAAACAAGAAATTGAATTTACCGAAGATGACGTTTGCGACTGGATTGATGAAATAGGCGGAATTTTTAATACTGAAGGGCAAGTTATTTTGTACTTAAAATATATTGTAGAACATACAGTTTTAGCAGTACAAGGAACACCTAAAGAAGAAAAAAAAAAGTCTAATAAAGTTAGGTTGGGATGATATTTTAGTAAAAGCTGCTGAATGCAATATAAGACCCAATGAGTTTTGGGAAATGACTTGGAAAGACTTTTCTATTATCGTAATGGGTAAGGAAAAACAAGAGTTAAACGAATGGGCAAGGACTAGAAACCTTGCCTATATTGTATATTTAAGTAACAGTTCTGAAAAGTCACCCAAAAGTATGAAGGCTTTTTGGCACATACCAGCGATTGATGATGTAGAAATAGAAGAGGAAAAGGTAATGTTAAGTAGAGACCAATTGGCAAGGACACTAAAGTTATACGGAGTAAATTAATAAAAATGGCAGAAACAATAAGTTTAGAGGTTTTTTTGGGGATGAACTCGGACCAATTACAAGCCGAATTAATTAAATCACAGAATGAGTTAAAGAAATTTGAATCTCAATTAAAAAGGTCAACCAATACTGCCGAAATTGTTGTCTTAAAAGATAAAATTGCAGCAACAACTGGTACTATTAACAACATTACTAATGCACTAGGTAATACAGGTAGAAAATTCGGCGATGCTACTAATGCTTTAACTAACTTTTCAAGGATTGCTCAAGATGCTCCTTATGGACTTATTGGTATTACGAACAACCTTAACCCAATGTTGGAATCGTTCCAACGATTATCTAAAACTGAAGGCGGAACTAAAAGAGCATTTCAGGCAATGGCTGCTGGGTTAACAGGTCCAGCAGGTGTTGGTATTGCATTGGCGGTTGTTTCTTCTTTAATGGTTGCATTTGGTAAAGACATATCAATATTTATTGATAAAGCAACAGGTGGGTCTGCAACATTAAGGGAATTTGCTAATGCTTTTACAGCAGCAAAAGATGCTTTTTCAGGAGCTTATGTACAAATAGAAAATGTAAATAGTGCTTTTGAGAAATTTAAGAATGGCACATTATCAAAGAAGGATGCTTTAGAAGAATATAATAATTCATTAGGTAAGGTTTACGGAACTACAAAAGATATAGCAGAAGCAGAAAGATTATTTATTGAAAATAAAGATAATTATGTTAAAGCTGCATTATATAGAGCTGCTGCGCAAATAGCATTAAAGAAAGCATCAGAAGAAGCGTTTAAACAATTAGAAGCACAAACAGCACCAGAAAACGCAAACAAAGCTGATTTATTTATAGGTGAAAGTTTAGGTGCATTTGCTTTATCTAAATTGACAAAAGGTCCAGCAATTAGTGTAACTGATATTATAGGAAGTGAAGCAATTGCAAAAAAAGCTAAAACACAAGAACAGGTATTTAAAAGTATATTTGACCAATTTAATAAATTAGCTCAACAGCAAGACAAAGCAGCAGTACACTCAAAAAATTTCGGTAAAGAGCTTGACACAAGTTTAAAATCAGTTGCTAAACATTCAAAAGAAATTACCAAACAAATTGATGACAATACAACAACAACTGATAAAACAAAATCAAAAAGCAAAAGAAATGTTGCTATTGATTCGTTAAAAGAATATTCTGCTGCATTAAAATATGAGTTGTCGCAGCAGTTAATGGACATACAAAAATATCAAAAGCTATTTAAGGAAAAAGGTTTTGATAATGGATTAATTCTTACCTATGGCAATAAAGGTGAAGCTGCTGATAGGAAAAGAAGAATGGCTGACGAAAGAAAAAGAGTAACAGGTCAAGATAATAGTTTAGGTGGATTTTTAAGTAAGGATGCTTCAAATAGAATGAATATTTGGAAACAAGAAAGCGATGCGGTTGACGCAGCAGCAAAATCTTATGAGAACTTCGCTAACTTATTGGCAAATAATGTTACAAGTGGTTTAATGAGTGTTTTTGATGCAATAGAGCAAGGAACAAGCCCATTAGATGCTATTGGTCAAATGTTTGTAAATATAGCCAAATCAATCGCTGCTGCTATTATACAAGCAACAATATTTCAAGCTATACTTACTGCATTCCCTGAATTAAGAGCTGTTTTTGCTGCTAGTGGTGCGTTACAAAGTGCATTTGGATATTCAGGTCCAAGAGCAACAGGTGGAATCACAAACGGACCTTCAATGGCTTTAGTTGGTGAAGCTGGTCCTGAAGCTATTATCCCTTTAAGTAAATTAAGCGGAATGCTTAACACAACATTTAACGCAGGTGCAATGAATGGAGGCGGTGGAGTTGGTGGCGGTTCATTTGTATTAAAAGGAAATGATTTAGTTTTAGCATTACAAAGGTCTAATTATTCACTTAACTTAAGAAGGGGAGTATAATGGCATACGTTAATAAATATAAAATTACAATGGCTACCAAAAGCGGTAGTATTTCAACATTGTATATGTTAGAAGATGGTTATGCTGGGGATTTAATTGAATATCCTGCAACTACAATTCAGTTGCAATATATCCCTAGAAGTGATGATATTTTTGAGCCTATTTATGCAAGTCAATTAAATATAGGAATTGATGTTACGGATGACATTGAAAATATGCCAAACTTAACAACATTAAACGATAGAAAGTATTTATGCAAACTTTACTATGATGAAACTTTAGAGTGGCAAGGATGGGCATTAAGTGATAGCGTTCAATTTGCATTTACAACAGGAAGGAAGGAACTTTCATTTAACGCAATTGATGGTTTGGGTATATTAGAAAAGATTAATTATCCATTAGCTGAAGATTATGTTTTGAGTGATTTTAATGATTGTATGTTTTACATATTGAACTCATTAAACGCAATAGCATTTCCTACAAACTTAAATGTTATAACAGGAATAAGTTATTATGCAGATGGGATGGATACAAGAGCCGATGTTAGTTGGTCTGACCCATTAAAGCAATCATATTTAAACTTTGCTTTATTTATTACTAATGATTATCAAGTAGATAATTGTTTGTCAGTTTTAACTAAAATAGTAAAAGGATTTGGTGCAAGATTATTTCAAGCACAAGGCAAATGGCAAATACTTGCAATTTCACAATTTGCACAAGAAACATATTGGTTTACTGAATATGATAATGCTGGATTAGTAGTTGATTCAGGAACTACAAGTTTTAATGGTTTAATAGATGGTTATACTGATAATGCAACAGGTTTATTTTTTGTTGATAATAGTCAAATGAAACTATTGAGAAAGGGTTATAACAAAGTACAATTTGACAAACAAATTGAATATCCTTCAAATTATATTACTAATGGAGATTTAAAGCAAATATTTTATTCTGGTAGTTTATTTCACGCTTACGCTTGGACTGAAAATGTAAATGGTAGTTTAATATTTGTAGCACAAAATCCTAGCAAACTATCAAATGATTATTACATAGATATAACAAATGTTGTATCTCCTTATCACGCATCTATAAGACCTACATATTTTCCTAATATAGCTTTTAATGAAGTAGTGCAAATTTCATTTAATTCAAATCTTGTAGCGGTTGGTGCAACAGTTCCTGATGCTTTCTTTATATTAAGGATTCAATTACAAACACCAACAGGGTTTTATAGCATAGATAATAATAAAGAATGGGAGTTTGGCGGTTCAAGTTATTATTTTGAACCATATGATGCAGATGTAACTTTAACTGAATTAAATTTAACATTACCACCTGCACCCGAATCAGGCACAATTTATTTTGAATATATATTAGCAAAAACTGCTTCTACATATTGGAAATCAACAGTAATTGCAAATACAGTAAGTAATTTTATATTTACTATTCAACCTGCTTTTGAATCTTATCAATGTATTGCTTCATTAAGCAACTCGGATGAGTATGTTTTTAATGCAGATTTAGATTTAGGATTCAATGATTCTTACAATGGGTACTATTCTTATAAAGGTTTTTTAGCAGATGAAAATGGTTTAAACTTAAAGAATTGGTATCGTTACGAATATGTTTCGGATAAGTATCGTTCATTAAGTCAATTAATAATTAGACAATACTCTAATAACCTTAATAAGAATGTAATCAATATAGATTCTACTTTTATGGGTATGAATACGGATGAAGGTAGATTTAGTGGTGCAATGAGAATAAAAGCAACTGATACTGACCCAGCACAAATAAGTGTTGCTAATAAGCAGTATATGGTTGGGAATACAACAATTGATTTGTTTAATGATACTATTCAAGGGACTTTATTAGATATTAATAGCGATAATGTTGAAGCTAATATTTTTGAAATAATAAACTCAACAAGTACACCGCCATTTGTTCCTTCGGTTGCACATTTAAGGTCTAATGGATACTTGACAAGTGCAGAAGCTTTGGCAGGAACATTAACAACAAGTGAGATATTTACTTTGGATGGAATTACTGACCCTGATTATGGTGATGTGTTTTATGAGGATGAAGATGGTGGTTTAACTTTCAATGGAGATTACTTATGGTATAAGGTTGTAACAGTGTTCCCTAATACCAAAGTTTATCAAATAAGGATTGATGGGGTGATAATAGGAATATATACTTAAATTTGTAGTTATGGCAGACAATGTACAGGGAAATAATATAATGTTGTATTATCACGAACCAGCTTCGGAGACTTATCCTGAAGGTAGGGATATTCCGTTTTCGTGTTCTACAAATTGCACATTTAGTGTAAGTGTTGACCAAAAAGAGGTAACAAGCCAAACGAGTGCGTGGTATAGAGAATACAAAAACGATACTGCAACTTGGAGTGTAACTTGTGATGGTCTTATAACTTTGGATGGTTATGGCTATTTGTTTTTACTACAACAACAACAAGATAGAACAACAATTTTAGTAAAGTTTGTTATTGATAACGGAGTTGATGGTTTGGTAGTGATTAGTGGTAATTGTAATTTAACAAGTTTACAAATTAATGCACCTTACAAAGACATAGCAACGTATAGTGTATCGTTACAGGGTACAGGTGCTTATGGAACAACAGGAACGACAATAAATCCAAGTGGAACAGTTATCGTAGCTGGTGGTGCGGTTTACACGAAGGGAACAGTAGCAGCAGGTGGAGAAACGACTATTACATATACGGATATGATAGGTAAGGATTGTCTTTATGTTTCTCGTGGTGGTATTGATGTACAAGAAATATTGATTACGGGAACTCCTGTTGATGAGCAAGTGA